TCAGTTTCCGGTGTATTCGAAATACTGCCAATCGACTGTGATTCTGTAATGCTCCGTATATTCTGAATAGCTGTACCGTACCCGGCTGAAGCCATAATATTGTGCCAGCCCCTGGGATGCCTGTGGGAGAAGATTATTGATGATATCCTCTCTCGCCTGTGCATATACATCCGGATTTGAAAATTCACAGGTGAAAGAATCTTCTTTTTTCTGATAACTTTCTTTCATCTTTTCCATTAATGTAGCTGCATCATAACTTTCATAATACATATTGTTCAGTTTAAAATAATTCAGATTGTCTGAATCACAGACCGGATAATCAGTCACCGCTTTTATCGTATGGTTGCGGTACATCTTTTCATCTGAAGTACATAAGTAATCATAATTAATATTATTTCCCGCATTCGTTTCCGGATTTTCTGTCTGGTCATAAATCGGATCTCCCCATGTCGTGTCTATCTGATAATACTTTCCATTGCACTTGACGATATTCCATGCATGGGCTTCATTATTTTCTCCAGCCGTTCCCTCAACATATAAACATTGAATTCCAAGCTTTTCAAGAAGAAGCTGCGTAGAACGTGCATAACCTGCACAGACAGAACGCTTTCCCACCAATGCACTATATACATTCTGGTTATCCGCAGCATTTTTATCATAATCAACCGTATTGACAAGATATTCAAAAACTGCTTTTATTTTGGTATAATCATCTGCATCTTTGTCTATTCCACTCAGGCACTGCCCAACAGCTTCATCAACCTGGTTTTGTCGTACATCTCTTTCCGCTTTGGTACATGTATACCCCGGTGAAATTTCTGTCCTGTTCTCACTTAGATACTTACTTCCACTCCAGCTCCGATCGCACCAGAAAAGAGTCGGCATATCATACATAATATATTCAAATACCTTTTGCAATTTCGTATCATCTGCCGTACTTACATGAATCACCGTCTCCATATCTTCCAGACCTTTAAGTATTTCTTTATAATACTTCTGTTCTTCTGCACTCAGTTTCTGATAATAATACTTTTGTGCCAGCTCTTCGGTCATATCCTGATCTGGATCTGCATTTTTCTTTTCATCCGTACTTTTTTTCTGCTTCTTCTGCTCTTCAAGCTTTTTCTTTTCCGCTTCCTTTTTCTTTTCTTCCTTTTTTCTATAATCCGCAATCTGCCCCATCGGATTTTTTTCTTCCGAAGGTCCCGCAGCAAGATTCATACCTACGCATCCTATCCCCAACAGAAAAAGGATCACACAAGCAAGAATCATTCCTTTGGGAAACAGTCCCTTTTCTTCTCGTCCCTGACCGCTCATCTTTCTCTCCATCTCTTTAGTATCAGCTTCTATCTATCCCAGATATCTGCTTTAAACCAACTCTGCAATCCTTGACACCCCTACATAAATCTCTGAGATCTTATACCAGGTAGAATAATCTACTGTTCCTGTCACCGGAAGTCCGAATACTGACTGGAACTTCTCCACTGCCTGTGCTGTTGCAGGTCCATAGATTCCGTCTGCCTCTACTTTCGGGATTGCCGGATATGCCTCGGATATCACCCGGAGCTGTTCCTGCATCTGCAGCACCTTTTCTCCACTGGCCCCCTGCTCCAGTGTGTATCCGGGCCAGGAAGATGGTATTCCCGAGATCTCCTGAGCTGTATTGATATACATGTCATCACCGTAATAATAACGTAAGATTTCTATCGCTGTCAATCCCTGATCCCCCAGTGCTTTTGACCCCCACTGGGTCAACCTTTCTGCAAGAACCTACAACGGTTTTTTGACCTATTATATAAAGGATTTTTTACTATTATAAACTATTTAAAGAGATGATACAATATTCAGCCCCGGAGTGACCGCTCCGGGGTGATCTTATTTCACCCTGAGTTTCTGACCGGCATAAATCTTATTCGGATTTTTGATGCCGTTCAGCGTTGCAATCTTCTGATAGGTTGTACCGTATTTTGCTGCGATCTTTGACAGGGTATCACCCGATTTTACCGTATAGTACACGGCAGATGATCCTGATCCACTTCCGTTGATTACTTTCTGCACTTCTGCATACCGTTTTCCAAGCACAGCTTTTCTTACAGCACCATTTCCATATTTTCCCGCCTTTGTCTCTGCCGCAAGCGTGGAGGCTGATGCAGTAGCGATATGGTTGATAAAGGTCTGCACCTCGGAGTATCGACTGCCAAGCTTTGCCTTGCGTGTATCGCCATTACCATACTTACCTGACAGCGTATCTACTACAAGCTGTAATGTTGTTCCAATCGGCACGACTGCACTGGGACTGGATGCAGGCTGTGATGGCTTGCTGATCCCTGTGATTTCTGCCGGAAAATCACGATAGCAATAATTGACATCCACCCGTCCACTAATGCCCGGAACACTTCCATCGGAGCTGTACTGCCACATATCAGCTTTCATCCCAAGTGTACTGTTATAGCGTGCAATCCACAGTGGATATCTTGTCCCCAGCGAACTTAAGTAATTATCCCACCAGGATTTATTACAGTACACTCCACACTTATATCCTGCTGCTTCGATCAGTGCAGCAAATTTCTTCATACGGTCAACCGCACCTGTCTGTGTTCCTGATTCTTCCAGGTCATAAAATACCGGATACGACAGTTTATATCCTTTCACCAGTCTCAGCACATGTCTTGCCTCTGACTCTGCCTGTGCAGTTGTCTTTGCATACGAATAAATATAAACACCAAACGGAATCCCCAGTCTGGTACATTCATTTGCATTTCTCTTCCACTGCTTATCGTCCTGTGATGCGATATCATCGCCATAACCACATCTAAGGATAGCTCCGGCACAAGCAGATGCCTTAACCTTCTCCCAGTTGATTACTCCGTTATGATAGCTCACATCAATAATAAGTTTACTCATACCAGCCACCTTCTTTCAGTTCTGCTTTCTTCTGCTCGATCTCCACAGCGTGTTCCTCTGCAAATTTCTCCATAGTTTCCAGTGATGTGCCCTCATTGTCTGAGATTTCCTTTGCGGAGAGTCCGTAAGCGAAACTCTTAATAATTTCTTTTACCGTCTGTTCTGTCATGATATTCTCCTTTCTTGCACTGGTGCAATTCTATTTTTTCTTATATGTATTCCGATTCCACATTTCTGTCACGCGTTCCCAGCCACCTGTACTGACCAGGTAAACTATAAAAGCGGCAACGAATGATGCAAAAATGTAATACCACTCAATTACTATCTGATAATAGGTACACAAGACGATTACTGCTACTGGTGTCAGGATCAGTGATGTGATCAGTGCCACAACATTCGTCTGCACTTTTTTCAGTGCCGGCATCTCCTTGATTGCCTGTACGATCACGCTGACCAAGAAAGCCAGCACTCCAATTCCTGTCAATATGTAACTCATATACTGCATTAATATTTCAATGTTCATAGTTAGTCTCCTTTATTTCAATCCAAATTTCATTGCCACTGCACCAAGAACAAGACCGAGGACAGTTGTAAGGACGTATTTTACAGCTGTTCTCCACATATCTCCATCTCGACTTTCTAATGTTTCCAAGCGTTTCCCCTGCTGCTTCTGCTCGCTTACCATAAGCTCAATGCTCTGTGCCAGCTTCTCGACCGACACAGTAAGCGAATTGATCTGCTGTGTAATCTTCTCCAACACTTCAATCCTCTTGTTCTGACGATGGTTCTCGTCTTCGATCCGCTTCTTAAACTCTTCATGTTCGGCTCTTGTAATTACGTCATCCATCTTCCTCACCTCCTTTCACATTTAAAAAAATCATCCGATTGCAAACACTGGGCGGATCCCATAAGTGCTTGTAGCCATATCACTGCTAGCATCTCCGTATTGCGATATCAGGGTGTATGTCTGCGATCCTGCTACATTCCGCAACCAATAGTTTACACCAATAGTCTTCAATTCAGGAGCAAGCCGGAACAGTGCTAACTGTTGTGTATCGGATGTCTGCTTATTACTATTGTCAGTGCAAATATAAGTTCCATGCACCATTACTTCACTCATGAGATCCACGGACGCATTTATCCAAGCTCCATCGGAAAACATTCTATGAGTTAGCAATAAACTTTTAAATGTATCCGGCAATGTTTTCGCTATATTATTCAATCGAGTCGATTTCATTTCCGAATTTCTATAACCACCGTACGTACTGTTGCTTGTATGCATCTGTCCGCTCCCTAACACAGTATCCGGGACTATTAATATATGGGGTTTTTGTACTTTTTCTGATTCCGGATAACCTACATTTTTCCAGTAATTTACGTCTGCTATCCGATATTTCACTCCATTTATCTCCCAGTAATCACCAATATACAAATCCTTGAAGCTTCCATCTCGAATTGCAGCCAGCTGTTCTGCTGTGATCGACTCGCCCAAGGATTTTTCCCGGAAGATGTTGCGGTGCATTTCCGTTGACGGTGCCGTCTGCATATATACGCTGACTGCCTGACCTACCATCTCAGCGGTAGCCGCAAACTTTCCGGCATCCGCATCATCCCGGACTGACTGGGCAATCTGCTGTGTCTCGTCCACCTTGTCAAGAATCTGCTGCCATACTGTCGGCTCAGGATCTGAGGGAGTGCCACCACTTAAGGTTGCCGGCAGTGAAAAACTCTTGATATCGGTCGTGATAACCGTCTCACCCAATGTCCCAGACACGGATACCCCGACCCAACCAGGTGCGGCAAGAGCCGCTGATTTACTACTTTGATTTTCATGCTTTTTCCTCATCCTCTTTTACAAGCTCCGTCATACCGGAATCCTCCAGGATCTCTTTTACCTTGTCCTTTAACAGCCGTGGAACCTGTCCATATGTCTTCTTTCCCATCATTATCTGCTGTGCCCATAACATTGCCATCATTTCTTTACCTCCTGCATTTTGCATTAATATGAATATATTGGTTAATAGAGTTACCATTTTACTGATACACCTGTTCAGACATCTCCAAGATGCATCCTTTCAACATCTCCACCTGTTCTTTTAAATCTGCATTCTCCCGGATCAGTGCGTCCATCTTTTCTGCCACTGTTTCACCCGGCCTCGACAGAATAATGCCTATAATACCGGCTGTGTACTTGGTGATTCCCTCAAGAGTGGTATACCCCTCGTACTCTCCGACCGTCTGGCTACGTTCTGATATAACCATCTTCCGGGTCTTCAGCTCGTCCCCGAACATTCCCCGCAGATCCTCTTCCGTTGCTGATACTGTCTTGATCAGCAGTGTCCCATCCCCCTGGATGGATGCTGACTGGATCTGCAGATCTGTGCCATCGTTGTATATAAGTTTCATGATCTCACCTCCTAATTTGCCGCAATCCATATGCCGTGAAATTTGTAAAAGGCTCTCGTTGCAGGTGTTGAAAAGTAGATCATCCCGTTTGTATCAACGTATGCCATTACAGCACATGTATTTTCCCAACTCTGTCCACATCCAACACACTGGATGTGTGTCAGTACCGCAGGTCTAAGATCTGTAGCGATAGCTGCGGAAGTAATAGCATACAGTTTATTTGCGAGGAGCGTTGTCCCACTTTTGGGATCAAGAGATACGTTAAAATGTACCTCACGACCTACTTTATATGTAGAAAAAGCAGAGACGTTATAAAACGATTGGAGATGCATATCAGCCTGTTTATACGATTTCACGGCTATTTTATCGGATGTATCGGCTAAATTTTTATTTATCGTAGCCATTGACGGCAGCACCGTGAACAGCTGATCTACTGCTACGATGTTCAGTCCCTCGATGCGGACACGATACAATGGGAACTCTCTCACCTTTCCATTTTGGTAGATGTTATCCTGCGTTATACTTGGATCTGCTGCCGTACTTCCCGCTGTGCCCTGATACACCTTACAGGTCATTTTATCCACACCACCTGATCCGGTTGTTTCAAATCTTGCCACGATCAGATCATTTCTGTTCTTTCCGGTCTGTCCGTTCGCGATCTCACAATCTTCATATTCTCCATAAGGGATCCTGGCTACATGACCGCCAACCACTACCACCCCATCTGACACCCGGATTTTATTATTACTGATCACCGTTGCTTTGCACTGCTGTCCAATATCTGCCACCGCATCCATTCCTAAGATGCTCTGATAGATAGCTGCATCATCTTCTGCATAGATATGTGCTTCCGCTTCTGCCGCTGTATTCACGGTAATTCCTTTCAGTCCCATTTCAGTCATCTCCTTCTATTTTGTATTCAATCGTCACTTTTTCATTTTGCTTTTTTAATATTTTTCGGATAATCGGTCTTTTCACCTGCGTATCCGTAACCGGATCATATCCGCTGATGATATCTCCCAGTTCCAGCTCCAAATTGTCTTCAATCTCTATTTCACAACTTTTTTTATTTTGCAATTCCTGTAATCTTTTTGTCCCATCTTCAATCAGCCGTTCCTCGTCTGCACTTGAAAAATTGTACACTGCCGCACGCTCTTCCAATTCTTTATAGTACTGAACCTGTCCAATACTTCCGTCTTTCTGCACGTACAGATGGATCACCGCTCTTTCTTCGTTCTGTCCCTCTCCGGCACACACAAGATGATTAATTCCACTTCTTCGATCCCTGACCGTTACCCTGGCATTTCCTTCTTTGGAATATTCTTCCTCATCTGAATAATCCGTGATTGGAACTGCCTTCGTCAGAATGTATCCGTAATCAAGATTTTCAGGTTCTATATACCGGATCTGTAGCCTGCTTTTATAAGCACTCAGCAATGACATGATGGCATCAAGCAGCGTCACATATCGGTTTACCTCCCACTGACTCACCTGAACTCCTGAATTTTCTCCCGAAACAACAAAAAGACCGCCAAAGCGATCTTCAATCAATTCTTTCAGTATCTGATTTAATTCTCCGCTCAATATCAGGTGACTTGCATTTGCTGGTGGTTCTACAACTTTATAATTCAGCATTCCACGCCAGGTATCTCCACGTAGTACAACTTCATCACTGGCTGTGACTGATTCAATATCATTGATCATTCCACCGTATTCTGTTCCTGGAACAAAAAGCCGGCAGCCATAACCATATCTTTCTTCATTCCATTCTTCTGTCCTAATCCTGACTTCAAAATCATTGGATTCACCGATATCCACATCAATTTCTGCTCCTGCTGGCAGTAATCCTTTTTCCTCTCCATTCGGAGTAGCCACTATGAACTCCATTTTGGCTCACTTCTTTCTTCAAAAATCACAATATCAAAATCAAACTTTCCTGTCCATAATACAGCCTGTCTTCCAGGCTGAATCTTCCGGAAAAATTCCTTTCCTTTCTGACGGTTATGAAAAGCATCTTCTTTTTCTCCATTACGCAATACCTTTTGAATGGTCTTGCTCCTGCTGTCTATTTCAAGATATTCTCCCTCTTCCAATATAATATTGACAAGATAGGTATTCCCACCGATTGAAATCTGCGGGTTCGCTACTGGTCCGTAGATGATCATCTTAAAATTGGCATTCCAAAAATGAGGGTTATTGATATAACTTCCCCCTATTCCATTCGCATACCGATACGGATACTTTCCTTTGTATCTTTTGTTCTTTTCTGATGTTACATCATAGCTTCTAAACGCATGGATTTCTTCCCTGATCCAAAACGGATGAGGAACATACACTTTATTCACGACCTGTACGGCTCTGACCCGGTTATCTCTTCCTCCTGATTCCCGACCAATAATATAGCATTCCACATAGTAATCATTCAGATATAATCTTCCGGGTGTCCTGTTCAGCACGTCTCTTTCTGTCAGCTCAAATAGCTGGTTTGCATTGTCCGCACGCTCTTCTTTACTTCCAAGAAAATCTACTGTCATTTTGTAGGATATCGCATCCTTTTTTAACTTTTCAACACTCCGCCCTATATCCTGCTTTGCATCTTCCACAACCCAGTCAGAATCGTAAAAGCCTGCTGTCCTGATCCTTGTTCTGATATTCGCCCGGCTCAGACAGATTTCTTCTTTTGAACTGCCACATACATATTTAAGCACTAAATACCACACCCCAATCTGATAATGTTCTTGTCACATCCCTTTCACCAAGATATACCTTGAACTGAATTTCTTTTGCTGCTTCAGCAACCATTCTCTGTATCATCCGGTACGGTTCTGCTCCTGATCCTTCCTTGACCACCCCAAGGCTCATGGATGTATCGCTGTAGTCCACTGCATTCTGAACTGCTTCCTGTGGAAGATCTGCATTTTCAGTCACTCCGTTCGCAAGACCCTGCATGGTATAACGTCCCATTCTGTAAAACACTCGTGATGGAGAACGGATCTCCAGTTTCTTATTTGCCGCATCAATCGCTGCCTTTGCAACTTCTTCTGCTGCGGAAATAACTTCTGATTCCCCGGAACGTATCCCTTTGGCCAGTCCGCTGGACAGATAAGCACCACTGGTCTTCGTCTTCGATTCAGAGCATTCATTTGTGAATTGTAAAATGGCTGACTTTGCTACATCTTTAGCAGCATTTGATACTTCGGTCTTCTTCTCCTTCATTCCATTGATCAGACCCTGATCCACATTCTTTCCTGACTCTTTCGTCTTCTTTGATGGGGACTGGCATCCAAGACCATTGTTCACAGATTCCACGGTCTTTACACCGAGATCTCTCCCTGCGGCTTCTGCTTCCTTCTGTGCATTTTGCATTCCCTGCACAAGCCCGGTCACTGTATTCGCACCGCTCTTCTGCATCACCTCGGTCAGACCGTCCATTCCTCCAGCTATATTAGCGGCTCCGGAAGTAAGAAGCTGCTGCCCCCAACTGTCTGTCATACCCTGGATATCAACGCTCTGACTCCACAGCTCATTTGCTTTTGCAAGCTCTTCATCTGTCATGTTATTAAATGCCGCTACATAAGTAGATCCCTGCGGTCCCATTTCTGCCAGTTTCTGAAGGATTCCTTGGTTGATTCCCTTGTCCGCAAGTGCCGACAGATTCTGTTCCCAGGCGGATACCCCGTCAACCTGACTCTGCATATTAGCCAGCAGTTTCTGCGTAGATATCTCTGTTCCTCCGTCAAATTCTTCAAACAGATCCATCTGTGATTCTAAGGCACTCTGCACGCTTTCCTGCATAGCCAGTACCCCATTTGTTACAGTGACTGCCATTTCCTGCTGTGCAGTTGTCAGACTGTTATAAGCTTGCTGTTCCTGCCCCAAAACCTCAATACTGACTGCTGATGCCTCCTGCTTTTCGCTGTCAGCTGCTGCGTTGTTCTTCTTTGCTTCAGTGTTCTGATTGGTTGCTTCAGTATTGTTCTGCGTTCCCTCTGTCAAAGCCTGCGTATAATCATATACACTCTGGTACTTTTCATTTGCTTCATCATATTTGCTGTTCAATTCATCTAGGGCTTCTGTCTGCTTCTCCTTGGATTTTAACAGTTTTGCCTCTTCTTCATCAATTAGCTGGATATTCTCCTGAGCGGTCATCATTTCACCGTTATACTCTATATAGGCAACTGTGCCGTCCTTTGTGGCTTTTTCGCTTTCTTTTCCAATCTTTTTCCGCTGTTCTTCGATTCCGTTCAGTTTTTCTTCTATCTCCTGCAGGTTCTGCTGTGCCTCATATCGTGCAAGATCAGCTTCAACAAGATCTTTGGAGATTTCTGCCATCTTTTCCTGTGCCGCTGCCGCTTTGGATAACTGGACTGCTGCCTGGATCGACTGTCTGGTCTGCTGCTCATTCTTGTTCAGCTCACCGGTATTTTCGTTGATAGATAATGACAGATCCGGAAACATCGTATTCAACTGTGAAACGAGGGAACTCATTTTTGCGATCTGTGCATCTGTCTTTCCGCTTTGCCCCTCCAGGGAATACAGTTCTGTCACCAGTTTTGATGCTGTCCCCTGCTGGCCTTCCATTTCTTTTACTGAATCGCCCCAGCTCTTGGCTGAATCATCCAGTTTCTTCGTGACTTTATCAATCTGTTCAACATTCTTCTCTGTTGCTTCGGTCAGTTTCTCGGTTTCTTCCGTTGTCTCTTCAACACTGTTGGCATAAATAGCCAATGCCCCCACCGCTGCAGTCGCTCCTACCACAAGGATGGCAAGCGGATTTGCTGACACTACTGCATTAAATACTCCCTGGGCAACTGTAGCTGCTTCTGTTGCTACTGTGTGGGCTGTTGTAGCAACTGTTCCGGCTATTGTAGCTGCGGTCCCCTCTGTCTTCGCCACTGTTCCACTTTCTGCTGCCACTGCATTTGCAACTTCCGCTACAGTATTTGCTTCTGTTGCCACAGTAGCAGCTGTATCTGCGGCCGTTTCCGCTGTCACTGCTGTCGTGTGAGTCAACAGCTTTTTAGTAACTCCTGCTACTGCAGTTCCAATTCCCTTCAAGTGTCCTGCCACTTTCTCAACCTTGTATGTAGTATAAGCAGTCCCAAATGCAACTACCGCCACCGAAAGTAGTTTAGTATGCCTGGTCGCAAGTTCCAATCCTCCCTTAACTCCCGGCAGGAAAGTTTTCAGAATCGGGGCTGCCACTTCATCCTGAAATGTCCGCCCCAGCACCTTGTACTGATTCGATACGCTGTCATATTTAATCTTTTTGACACTCTCCATTGTTCCCTGCACATCTTGATATGCAGTATTCACCTTATTCAGAGAAGTGATTACTTTCATGGAATTATCTTCGCCAAGTGAACTCCATACATTGCTCGCCAATGTCAGTGCCTGCTGCTGGTTCTCCATACTGGACAGATCTTCAATAACAGACTGGAATACCTGCTTTGTCGTAGCTCCTCCGTCATGCCACTGTTTAACCAACTCCTGCGTTCTGGTTGAAAATGCACTCAGATTATCATCAATTCTTCCATCTGCAAGACTGTTACCAAACTCTTTCACATAGTCGTTCACCTTATCAAGGTTATACGCACCGGATTCCAGTCCGTTTTCAAGAATAGCAAACATTTCTTCTGCCGAAAATCCATTCTGTGCCCATAATGGAGCATACTCAGCCAGGTTATCTGCCAGTTCTCCTGACTTGTTCAATCCTTTCTGTGCACCTTTTGCCATCAGGTCAAAAGCTTTTTCAGATGAAATTCCCATCGTAGTCACCATTGCATCTGCACCACGGATGGATTCACTCAGATCCATCCCAAAGACATCTTCCAATGCCATCCCATTTTCAGCAAGCTCTTTTATTTTCGAAGGCTCAGTTTCATTCGTATACTGTTTGACCAGTGCCATTGCATCTGCAGCATCACTAATGGCATCTCCATAACCATTTTTATACAGATTCCTCATCTCATCAGAATATGCAGCAATCTCCTTGGTAGTTGCACCGGTGCTTGCCTGAAGATGCTGCTGTGCGTCTTCCAGCTCCAAAGTCCCTTCCACTGCACTGCTGAAAAAGTCAGAAGCCGTACTTTTTACAAAATCGGTTGCTGTATTGACAAGATTCATTCTTATTGTTCTTGAATCACTTACAATCTGTTCTTCAAATTTGCTTACCTTTTTCCCGAATTTATCAATACTTTCTGCACAGCCATTAGTAGCCTCTTCTGCCTCTTTCATATATGCAATATTCTCATTTAACGCCTGAGTTGCACGGATTGTCTGTGCTTTTGCGGTATTCAACTGCTTTTCCCAGTCGGCTACTTTTCCTTTTGCCCGCTCATAAGTGATTTCTCCTTTTTCGACTTTTTCACTCAAGTCACTTACGGCTTTTCTTTGTTCGTTCAGAGCTTCCTCTGTGCTGTCGGATGAATGTTCCATCTCCTCCAGTGCTTTCTGTGTACTGGCTAACTTTTCTTTATATCCTTTAAGTTCATTTCCAACCCTGTCATAATCACCTTTGGCATGATCCAGTGCTTTTTGTACCGCATTTTCTTTTTCCAGTTGCTGATCAAGCGTACGAGCCAGCACATCATGCTTCTTTTTCAATGTCTCAAGGCTGTTCGCATTTCCAGTCGTTTCTGCATCAACCAGTTTCATTTCCGATTTCATAGCCTGCAGACTTTTATTACAACTTGTAACTGCTGCCCGAAATTCTTTTTCTCCATCCAGGGTGATATATGCTCCGACTTTCTTTTTGGCCATATTTTTCTCCTAAAAATGCTCGCAAAAAAGCCGCCTAAAAATGGCGGCTTTCTCATCATTATTAATTAAATAATTCTATAAATTCTTCCTGTTTTTTCTTCTCAACACTCATCCTTCGTTCTTTTCCATACAAGCCCCCATAGATTGCGTAATAATAGATCTGCTTTGCAATTTCTGTCAGCACCACAATAACTACCATCATCGCAAATCCATTGCTCTCTTCATATTTACTTCCTGACCAAACACAAAATACAAGACAAAAAATCCACCAAACAGTCAGACAAGGATGCCACTTTACATAGAATTTAATTATCTTCCATATCAAGCTCATAAAATATTTCATTATAACTTTAATTTTTTTCATTGTCATCATCTTCTGCTTTCTCCCTTTCATGCATTATAGCATACAGGGCATCACAAATCCAGTAGTGAAGCGGTTTTTTGCTGCTCAAATATCTGTCTTTTCATCGTAATGTTATGCAATTTCTTAAATTCATCAAAGAGGTCACACCATTTTCCGAAATACATATGTGCAACCTCTCTTTCTGAATATCCGATTTTCATTCCGATCAGGACGATCCACGCAAAGTTTATTTCTTCGGATTCTCCTGTTCCTCCGCTTTCCTCTGCGTGGTCTCTACGTTTTTTCTTTCAAAGCATCTTGCAAATTCTTCATGAAGAATCTTTCCCAGTTCTGCCGGAGTCATGTCAATCTGACGAATCAATGTTCTGTCATTAACCTTTGGATGCTCCCTGTTCAGTTCCTCCCGTTCGATTTCCAGTCCTTCCTGCACAAACCAAACAAGAGCTTCATTCAGGATTTTCAACTCTGGGATTTCATATCTTCCGATCAGATACCCCTCTTCGTTTCTTACCTTTTCCCCATTTTCATCCACCTTCGGAATGAACCCGCTCAACTTATTTTCATAATCTGTCAGGTCTCCATATTTATCCTGGATCTTTTCCAGGACAAGATTATCGCATTTCATAGGGTATGCATTTCCTGACAATGTGATCTGCTTCATTTCTTCAAACATAACCTGCTCCTTACTCTCCTTTTCCGAACATTGTGTTGATCCATTTCAGGGCATCTGCCTCTGTTGCACAGATTTCCGTCTCTTTCCATTCTCCATCGCTGAGTGCTAATGCACGACCGGAAATACTTGGTGTCTTATACTCAATTGAATCTCCTTTTGTAGAAAAATCGTCTGACGGCTCTGAAAACTTCACTCTTTTTAAGAAGTTACCAACATAGCTTCTGACGTTGTCCACTTTTTCCACCGAGATCCATGCCATTCCGACATAATTTGCCTGATCATTGGAATTAAATTTTACATTCTTTTTTGCTGTGTCCACTTTGTGGCCGAACATTTTTTCATGTGCTTCGATTGGAAGAGTGCTGGTGTTCAGAGTGACCTCTGCGTAATTAAACTCTTTATCATATTCCACCTGCATATCATCTGCATTCAAGCCGCCCTCTGCATAGTTTGGAGTGACCTGAATCCCGATTGCTTTACCGCACGCAAACGGTTCATCATAAACACCTTCCTCTGTCATTTTTGCAATAATTGGTTTTCTAAGTCCTACATATGCCATTTTAATCTCCTTCCTGCGTGATTCCTGCCATTTCATCCAGCCACGAATCCGCCTCCTGCTTAGTTGTAAAAGTTGCTTTCTTTCTCCACTGCCCATTACCTGTCGGAACAGCTTTTCCTTTTGTCTGTACTGTTCCATATTTGATAGAATCTGCCTTGGTTTCCAGTTCCTGCCCTTCTTCTGTCAGGTTAACTTTATACAGCCAGATTGCTGTATATCTTTCTTTTCCTGCGGTCTTTTCCCTTACCCGGAATCCAAGTCCAACCGGACCTGCCTGATCCAGCTCTTCTGACACGACCAAATTTCCATCTGCCGTATGTCCATAGAACAGGCTTTCTGCTTTCTCTGCCTCTTCTGACACTTCCAGTGTTACGTCTGCATAAGCAAATACCTGTACCTCTTCATCATCATTGATGTCACCATAATCACTTACATCCTCATATTTAGGATCGATCACTGCTTTTACTGCCCTCCCGTATCGGAAACCTTCCGTATAAGTCGGAACACCTGCCGCATCGTTACATCTCGCTCCTACGATATGAGCAAGTCCAATAAATGCCATTTACTCATCCTCCTCCGTATAACAAGAAAAGCATAAGTGATAATACCCTGAATCTTTTTCGTAAAAAGTATCAATATCTGTCATCACAAATCCAAATATGGTTGCAAGGTGTGCCTTTTCCCACAATTCCAGTTCTACTCTCTTTCCACCGAACTTTCCCTTGGAATGCCGGCAGTAATTCTCTGCAAACTCCAGCACATGGTTCGCCCTTTTCGCACTGTAGAAATACTCTGTTGGATTCTTGATGTCATTTACGATCTTTCTGTATGTCTTATACACCTTTTTGCTGACGATCACTTCTTTATTCTGGATCTTCTCCCAGTACTCCAAAATCGGATTATAAGTCAGCGGATATCTAATCTTCTCTGCCATTTACAAATTCCTCAAATCCATCGTCCTGCAGCTTCACCGCTTTCTGTTCTTTTGGAAGTAACTCTGTCAGCTGCTTAATGACCGCCATATAATTTTTGATCATTGTATTGTAGATTTCTATTTCCGCAGACTTTTTGACTCCTTTTTGGTTTGCACCATTCTGATACTCTTCTGTGTATCCTTTTTCTGCGATGATCGTCCTTAACTCATACAGTGATGCCCCCATAAATGCCGCCTCATTTACAAGGGATTCTGTCGCTTTTTTCGTCTTTTCATCCAACTTTTTGTATATTCCGTTTAATTTTCTTTTCTCTGCCGCAATGATCTGTTCTTTGGTTTTTCCCTCGTAACTCGCCATATTTCCCGCTTTCTTCCCCTTTCTCTGCCCTGTATTTTCCCTGTTTACCTACACCCCCTCACGCGTGCGACCCGTGTGTTACATGAAGGTGGGACTGTGGTCTTGGCAGATTTTTTCAGATTCTTCAAACAGGGGGGAGTACATACACTTCCCCCTCTTCCGTGAATCCATACTGTACAAAATGAACTCCTTCCATCTCACCTTTGTTCTCTTTCTGATGACAGACATGACAATCGTATTTCAGATTTGAAAAGTTTAATGTGATCTCCGGGTCGTTAATATTCTCAGGCGATAACTCTATCTTATGATGAACTATGTATCCCGGTACTTCATGGCACGTTTCACACATCCCACCATCCGCTGCCATACGCTGTGCTATGTAAGCTCTTCTGCATTCTTTCCATTGCTTTGAATTGTAGAAAGCTTTTGCAAACTCTCTCGCCATGTACCATCACCTCGCATTCGTGTTTGTTTTAATATAAAAAAGACACCTGCTAATCTCACAGATGTCTTTCTACGAAAAGTATTACGTATAAGGAGTATTATCTATCGTCTTTCGACAATACCATATTATCATGATTAATACTGAAGTGAACTGCACTCTTTAACTAATTTGAATTTTTTTCAGTGCATCTCCATGCAATTTATGAATCCACCGTTCACTGTAGCCCAAGATTTGTCCGATCTCCCAAAAGTCAAGTCCTTTTATATATTTGTAAAATAATACATCTCTTTCCTCTTGATTCGTCAGTTGATTAATTTTACACTCTATATCTTTATATGTTTCTACTTGCTTCACTCCTTCCTCATACAGTTCATCCTCTCTTTCTTGTAATATTGCTGCATAAGAACTCAAGTCACTCTGATTCGACCCATGCGGCATCCCATCATTATTCATTGACGGATACATCTTCATACTTCTGATTTCTTCAATCTCCGATTCAATTCTTTTTATTCTTTTCTTATGCTTCCTGTATCCTTTCAAGTATTCTTTCTTCTTTTTGTTCTCTCTCTTTATGCTATTTTCTTCTAGTCTCTGCTCCACCGGCATCAGCCTCCTTTATGTTATATTTCTTTGCAAGGTATTCCTCTACTGTGATATGTTCCAACTGCTGCCCCTGTATTCTAATCATGTTGTTCGCTTGATATGCCGGACGGTGGAAGTCCGCACTGGCTTTCTGATCCGGTGGATGTTCTGCCATCCCGGCATAGTGTTCTTTCTGATTCTGCCGGATTTCTGCTGGACTCCAGCGTCTGTCTGTGCTTCGTTTCAAGGGATATCACTCCTTTTCTTTAACCATTCCACCGTGCGTTGGAGGCAACGGCTTGGAGGTGTAAAATCCGGACCCGCTCCATCCCGTACACAGGGCATGATTTCTTCCGGTTCGCCCGCTGTGTCATATGGACACATCAGAATCCACGCCAGTTCCTCATCTGTCATTGACCGGATCCGATCACCATTCGTACGCTTCTTCTCATCTGCCTTGTACCGGAGCAGTCCTCCGACCAATACGCCTGTACTGACTGCCCCGATTGCTGACAGAATCATGATTATTATATTTGCTATCATTTTTCTACTCCGTCTTTGAAGCTCTTCGCTTTTATCTCAATGAATTCATTTGCATTTCTTCGAAGATTTTCTCATAACCTATCTGCTGATCGCGTTCTTTCAGATGCTCAACACGGTTATTCCATTTCTCAACAGCTTCTTCTTTGGAATTCGCTCCATGTACCGCATAGCAATCTTCCTCGGCTGTGTCTATTGTTGTTCCATGTATTCCATCGTAGTGGCAGTATCTCGGACAGCCAGCCGACCATCCGAAATAAAATCCGTCTGCCACATCTCTTGAAAGATATGCTTTCGCTCCACATCTAGGGCATGGTTTTAATTCTTCCATCGCATCAGCATCAATCAGTCTCATTATCTTCCACTCCTTAACATACAAAAAAGTAATTCTGTCATAGATTTTTTTCTTAGTCCCATTCTGCAAGGCTTTACTACCTTTAATTCCCACCCTGTCACATTTGCATCTCCTATCGGTGTTGGATTTTGAAATTCATCCTCTGGCTCTCTCATGCATGGAACTGCTACCATAATTCCCCAATATTTAGATGATTCCGGATTGCATTGGTGTAAGTGTTCATCAAACTTACCGTTTTGCAAATCTTGTATCAAATCTTTGTAGCACTCCATCGTCGTTACTATATAGTTCTTTTCTCCATAGAAATTCAGTCCATTCCCGCTATAAACATCTTCCTTGCAGCTTTTAATTTCGTAACAAGTAAATATTCCTTTTTCTATCCCTGATATGGACATTTGATCTCCCGGTGAAAACTGCATATAATCCACTCTTTTCGCATTGGATGTCCACGGATCAATGCTCACTTCTTTTGCATAATGTTTTCCAAAAACATTTAATTTGGTGCGTTCAAGGATGTGCGACAGAAAAAGTGTGGTTTCCTTTCTGTTCATCTTCTCCCCCTAAAGTTCCTCTAGCTCCTTTTTATAAGCTTCTTTTCTTTCTTCCAGCCACTGTGCCAGTTCCTCTTGGAATCTTCCTGACTGTCCTTCGTTGTATGGTTTTGGACTCGTCACGATCAGCCAGTGATTTTTCTTATGCTCCTCTAAAAGTACCTCGATGTATTTTATATCTGCCTCAAGCTCTTTCGCCCTGCTCAATGTTTCTTTGTTCATTTTTCTGTCTCTCCTTCTTCTGCTCCTGCTGCCACTCCTGCTGCCACATCAGTCCTACATACTTTCCATAGGTCATTCCTGCCTGCTTTGCTTCTCTTGCTACTTTCACCAGTTCACTCTCATGTCTCCGCATTTTCTTCACTGCCTTTTCTCTTTTCTTTACCGGTCTTCCTATTTTTCCCGGATGTCTCATCTTTTGCTTTTCTCTTGTATGCTTAATGTTGGCCAGTCTCTGACACTCCGTGCCGCAATATTTCTTTTTCGCTGTCGCCCGTTCAAATTCTTTGTTGCAGATTGGACAGATTACTTTGCTTTTTCCCATTTTATCACCTTTAAATCACATATTTTTTATGAGCTTGCTCCAACTCATCCTCCGATAGATCCAAATAGATCTGCGTTGTGGCCACATTCTCATGTCCCAGCATTTTAGATACCTGCATAAGTGGCATGCCCCTCCGCAATGCCATTGTTGCACACGTTCTTCTGTATTTATGCGGATTCGCCTTTTCCACACCGGCTCTTTTTGCTATCTTTCTCATAATCGCTTCAATTGACCCCGTGGATGAATGTCCTTCCCTGATATTCTCCGGATTCTTCCACCATGCCCGCAATTCGCTTTTTTCTACCCCTGCCCTTACGAGAGAGTCAACATCAGCTCCGTGCGGAAGTAAATACGGATTACTGTCTCTTCTTTCTTCTAAATATTTTTCTAATGTGAATTTTGCTTTTGCATTTAAATATACATACCTGTCTTTTTCGCCTTTTCCATGTACCAGGATTCTGTCTCCATCTATATCCGCAACAAGGATCTGTGCTACTTCACTCACCCGGCATCCTGTGGAGAGTAGAAGCTCTATGAGCATCTTTTCCCGTTCTCCGTCTGCTGCCGCACGTAATTTTTCTATTTCCAGCTCTGTTAAAGCCTCTTTCTTTGTCTTCCTTTGCTTTATCCGGTCTATTTTCAACATTGGATTTTTCCGAATCTCTTCCTCCATGTAAAGCCATCCAAAAAAGCTTCCCAGGTTTCGGATTTCATTTCCTATCGTCGTCTTTGACACCTTATCTCTTCTCAGTCTGACTGCCATGTAATACCGGATATCATCTGCTGTAATGTCATCCACAGTCTTTTCCATTCTTTCCAGCATACTTTTAATACTCACTGCGTAAAATTGCAGCGTTTTTTTCGTGCATCCTTTCACCTGCTTGGCTACAAGGAATTTTTTTAACAGCATCTCATTTCTATCGACTTGTACCGGTGCAATCTCCGTACACCGCTTTATAATCTCCACACCGTTCAGTATCAGATCAATATCATATCTGCACTCCTCTATATCGATTCCCTTGGCCGACGCCCATAGCAGTATTTTATTGACTATTTCTTCCCTGCAATCTACCGCATCCACCTTGTTCTCCTTTCTCTCCCTGCTCTCAGGCAGGGAGGAATCCATTATTTACGGGGTTCGTATTGTGACATACTTTTATAACCACGCCTTTCGGCAGAGGTAACTTTATAAATAATTTTTCTTATACCTTGCTTCCCATTCTGCTCTTGTATGGGTCTGCTCATATTCTTTCTGTGCCAGCCTGCACAGGATCTCCCGTGTCGTCCTGTTATTATGTACTGCTTCCGGACCGTCCTTGTGGTGTGCCATGCACAGATATACTTTCAGTCCATCCCCTTCTGACAGTTCCCTCTGTCCGGATCCATACATGATGTGATGCTCTTCTGTATATTGTTCCGAGCAGTCATCATAGAGCAGTTCACACAAAAAGCAGATTCCTTTCTTTGTCCTGAGAATACTCTTTTTATGCATTTTCTTCTTTTTCTTCCTTGCTGGCTTCGGGAACGCCATGTCTGAATAGTCAATGCTCATACTTTATTCCTGTCCATTCTCGTCCACCTTCGTCTCAAACCATTTCTTCCAGTATTCTGCCGATCCGAGCATCATGTGCGGTATCTCTTTCATGGATGCTGCCATATACAGGGCTGCTGCATACGCTCCCATGGTCTTCATGTATTCCCATCTGCTACCTGCCGGATTCTGCTTTTCCGAGTTATCCACCTGTTCCTGTGGCCGTCCGGCTTCTGTATTTATCGCACTTTCTTGAATCTCCCCGGAATTATCCACAACTTTTTCCGCAGACGCTTCAGATTCCTGCATTGTACCGGTGCAATCCGGCTCTTTCTTCTGTATTTCCGGCATCTTTACTGGTTCTGGAAGCAATTCTGGAAAATCTTTCTCAATCTCTGTCTGTCCCGGAATGTCATTCGGAAGTTCTGCCTGCTTTTCTTCTTCCTGTTTTTTCGATTTTGATGATTTCGCTTTAACTACCTTGGATTCTTTCCGTTTCTTTTCCTTTTTTGGCTGCACCGGTGCAATCGGCTCTTTTTCGGGGAACTGCTGCCCCGAAATCTCTTCCCAGTTCTTCCTTCCATCTTCCTGATCTGTAATCAGTGTAAGATAACTCAAGATAGCATCCCAGGTATACTTTTCCTTTACTCCCTGCCTCACAATCTGCAGTGTAACTTCCTCTTTTTCATCATTCAGGTACAGCATGATCCTTCCGGCTCCCTGTGGCCGGACACTGTAGATTTTGTCTCCATCCGGAGCAAGGATTTCTTTGAGGTACTGTGTTCCGCACGTTGTGCGGACAGTCTCATGCAGCTGCAGGTACAGTTCCGGCTCGTCCATACAAAGCTGATGGATTGCTTTTTCCAAATTGTTCAGATCCCTCTGTTCCTCTTTCTCTCCTTCCAGGATCACCTCAATATCGGTGATCTTCTCTTCATTTTCAATTTCTTCTTTCACCTGCTGGATCTCCGACTTGCTGTATGCCGGAGTCAGTTCTTCTGCCACGCTGTCCGGAAGTGTCAGCATCAGTGCCAGCTTTGCGTATCCAAACCCCTGATAATGTTCCTGCAGTTTCGGTGAGTAACCGCCTTCCGAAAATCTGTCGTTGATCCTGATATATCTTGATACCTGGGTCGCTTCCAGCTTATATTCCGCCCAGGCAAATTCGTTGACATTGCTGTATCCCGAATTTTTCAGGATGTCGGTATCCCTTCCCTTCTTCAGCAGATATCCGGTCAACACAAAGTCTTCCACCGTCCGGTTCAGTACCGCGTTGACTGCCTGCTTATATTCCTCATAGTTCTGATATTCCACCATCTGCTCCATTTATACTGCCTCCTGTATCTCTTCTGCTTCCAGGAAATCCTCTGCTAATCCCTGAAGGACTCTTGTATTGTTCTTTGCTTTCAGCTCTTCAATATTTGCTTCTCTCTTGATTTTGCTGATCTTGGCCAGCTTTTTGTCTTCCTCGGTCAGACGTTTACGGATTACCTTCTGCCACTCTTTCAGGAACTCCCGGATCTGTTCAATTCCCGGCTCTTCATCCAAATAGCTCCGGTGTTGCCGGATGGTTCCTCCCGGTTCAACTTCAATCGTGTAGAACGGGATTCCCGGTGCTTCTTTTCTTCGTAAAAAGCAGATGTATGTCTCTCTGCTCTCGATCCGGTCAAAATAACGTTCACTGCTGCCGGCACAATGATGTAAGGCACGTCCTTCTTTTACAATATCGATCATGGTATCCGGTACTAGGATCTTATATTCCTCATTCTCGTACTCGTAGCGGCTCTTGATTTCTTTCATGATTCCTTCTGCCTTTGGGAACTTCTGCTGCATTTCCTCCGCATATTTTTCTTTCGCTTCTGTATTCGTATCCAGCTCCCTTAATATCTGCATCTGCTGCCTGTCCACCACAACTTCATCATGCCGACGCTTCAGTTCCCGTGGTCTGTAGACCATTTCATCTTTCATATTTTTACTGCACGCTTCGCACATATTGATGTAATCCTTATATTCTTCCAATACTTCTTTCGGTTTTTTTCCCGGATACTGCTCCGCCTGCTGCCGGATGATATAATTCATGATCTGCTGAGGACTCATGTACTCTTCCAACTCCCGGATATCTTCTGGCCGGATTCTGTTCGCCGTCATCCACCGGACGGTCTCTCTTGAGATTTTCTTTCCGGTCTCATCTGAGTACTGCATCCAACGCACCATGTCATTTCCACCCTGTTCGTCCCTGATCCGGTTGATCTTCTGCCGATCACGGATCAGGAACATCTCTTCGATGCTATCTGCTCTTAGATTCAGCGGTCCGTAGTATGTATTTTGATATACCGGATACTCCGTGCGTTCCACAGTATCTTTCAATAGATTCCAAAACCGCCCCTTACTCAGATATTCTATTTTTTCGGCATATTCCTTCATCTGCCCTGCTCCGGCTATGAGCCGGTTATAATTCAGTTCCTGCCCCTGTGCAGACAGGAACTCCAGCACCTTTGACGCTCCGCTATAGATTGTCCCCTCTAAGATTTTGTCAAACTCTCCCGGATACAGATATCCCTGCCTTGCCCGGAGATTCTTTCGGTTCCCTTCTGTCCACCCTTCCAGATAGTCTTCATAGTAGATTTTATAGGTTCTTTTCAGCTTTCTGTTTGAGAAGACTTTATACAGCATGATTCTGATTTCGTCGCCCAGTTTCACGTAATGCCTGCCATTATCCCACCCGACTTTCGCTTCTAGGATCCTGAGTACACTTGTATCTTCATCCACCGGCTGGAGCAGATAGCAGCTCTTATATTCTTGTTCCATATGATCCGTTCTTGTCTTTGCCTGGATCAGCTTTCCACAGGCAGGACAGCACACCATGTCATTATGCCGGATCTTTTTTCCACCATCCTGCCTCTTGATTCCTGACGCTTCGCTGCTCTTTCCACAATTTGTACAGGTAAACGTCTGTGTTCCTTTTTCACGGAACATATAGTCCTCTCCTGCTGACTTCTCAAAAAACCATTCTCTCAGATCTCCCGGTCTGTCCGGCACTTTTCTCATAAGATCCATAAGCCTTGCCTTTTTGTTCATTTCGGTATTCTCCCTGATTTCCCGGTTATATGTATGTTCAAGTCCCCGGATTCGTTCCCATGGACTGTCTTTCCACGGTCTGTTTGTAATAAACTCTTTTATTCTGTCAGCATCTGCTCTCTGCATTTTTGGATAGTTTTCGTAGTATCTCCACTCCCAGTCTCTCCAGTCCTCATTCAGTGCGTTCAGGATGCCGCCTTTTCTCCAACCATGCTGCTCGATCCAGTACTCATGTTCTCCCGTCTCGTAGTTGATGCAGTACCGGACCAGCAGGTCTTTTGCCTGGTAAATGTTCAGGATCAGGATTTTCTCCAACTCCTGCAGTGTGGCTGTGAGTCCTTTTCCTGCTGCTCTTTTCGGTGCAAGCCGCTCTATCGCTTTCCTTTTCATGGTTACACCTCCACCCATTCCCGTTCCGTGGTCAGCGTATACTTTTGGAATGCTTTTATTTTGCTTCCATCTACGACCTTCAGACCTGCTGCCACCGGTCTGCCCTTTTCATCCTCTACGATCATGCCAATTCTTGCTCCAAGGTCACCCCATACTTCTGGGTGGATTCCCCTTGCTATGGCAATCTTGTCCTGCCCTGCTGCTTCTGCCTGGTCTTTTTTCACACAGACACCGCCATGAACAGCTTCCCATTCCCGCTTCGGATGTACGATCATGTACTCCATTGCTGCCTTTGCAATCTCCGTAAGAGTTAATTCTGTCACCAAGGTAAGTTCTGTTGATACAACCATGGAACACTGATTCTCCTCATCTATGCTTCCTCCGGCTTCGCACCGGAAGAATCTGTTCTTTCCGTTGACCGGATACCACTGCAGGCAGTCCAGGATATACTCTGCTGCATGGAATCCTGTAGATCTTGTCTTGCTTTTTTCTTCCCTGTAGGTCTTTCCCGCCTCATACTGGAATGTTCCTTTTCCACAGGTTGCCTGCAATTTTTCATTGAATCCCTTGTATACGATCATTTTTCCTCACCCAGGTAATACCTCCTCACGATCTTGCGGATCTGTGCCTTTCCCGGGATGCCAAGATATACCGGTGGTCTCAACCCTGCTGCCTTTACGATCCGGTCATCCAGCCGGCTCTTCATTGCAAAGGATTTCTTCATGATCTCTCCCATGCAGTCTTTCAGGCTTTTTCCTTTTCTTTTGACTGCCAGTGCCATTTCTCCGTCTTCCATACACATCTGAACGATAAATCCTTTCCAGTCATCCAGCAGTCCTGTCAGCTGCAGATCTTTGGATTCCACTTCCAGCTTTCCCACTGCTGCAAGTGCCGGTACTGTCAATTCTTCGATTGTACCGGTGCAAAAGTCCTCTGCATCCTCCGGATCAATTCCGTTTTCTTCAGCTATTGCCCTGACTGCATCCATATCTCCCTCTTCCAGCTGTGCCTTCGCTGCACGGTTGATCTCTTCCCAGGAGTCAAATTCTCCAAATTTATCCCACATCTTCCCTTTCTCCCTTCATCATCTCTTGCAAAATTCCTGTATATTCATGGGCTTTTGACCAGGCAAATTCTATTTTGTGGTCAAATTTCCCCGATTTTTCTAAATACAGCTCCCAAAGGTCTTTATTCTGTACTTCTTTTCCCTGCGTACGTCTCCACTCCGCTCTTTTCCATTTTTCCGGGTTTCCTGCTTCCACCATATTTTTCACATAGGAATTGCCCATATGAAAGGTAATGTGGCAGGCTTCTGTAAACTTCTCCAGTGCCTGGATCATGGCCAGCAGGATGCTCCGGTTAAAGGTGGTATCCGGTTCTTCACCTTTGACGAACCGGTCTTCCGATTCCCCGGTTGATTTAGTAAATACTAAAGCTGCAGCATATTTTCCATCCTTCACCACCGGACCTTTGATCGTGGTCTCTATGTAAATTTCTACTTTCTTCACTTCAAGCCCTCCTGTTCAGCCGGATCAGCGTATACCGCCTGTATCTGAATCCCGTGGCCGGGTTGATCCCCTCATGGCTCTTCGCCACATAGTACCCTTTCGGCACATGAATTTTCCTCGGCCATCTTGCCATCTGTTTCTTTTTCGGTGGCTTTAACGGCATATTCTTGGAAGTACTGTAGCTGGACTCACTGAGCCGTGGCTTCTCCCTGCTGCCATCTTCTTTCTTTTCTCCCACTTTTTCACTTTTCGTGATATAGGATGCAAGCTGTGAGCAGTCTTCCTCGTAATATTTGCTCTTTTCAAGCTGCTCTGCGTAAATTCCACCATGTGGCCAGCATTCCTCCACCCACCGGATTGTATCCCGGCATCCGGTGATGATCAGATGGACGTGCCATGCCCCTTTTGTTCCCCGTTCAATATTCCTAATCCACCTCAGTTCGATCTCCTCTTTTTTGTATCTCCTTCGGAGCTTGTCCATTAACTTTGAAAAATCTTTCTTCGCCTGATCCATATCCGGTGGTCTTGCGTCCACCCTGTACGTCAGGGTCAGGAAGTAGTCTTTTTTGCCGAAATACTCAAGCAGACGGTGACGTGCCGTCTCTGCTTTATTCATTGCATTCACGATTGCCATCTGCTCCTGGGTCGGTTTTCTCTTTTTTTCCCTCGGTAATCCTTTTGCACCATATCTTCCGTCATGGTACTCTTTTACCTCTTTCACATCCCCGTCCCGGAATGTATGTATCACTCTTCTCGTAGCCATCTGTATCCCTCTAACTTTAATATCTTTATCGAGTATGAAAACGGAAAAAAATCCCCGTATTTCTTGACTTTCTGCCCCACAGATGCTATCATATATATGACTTTAATATCTGTGAGACATAAGTCTTGCGTCTAACACTTCCGTATCCCCGGAAGTGTTATTTTTTTCTTCTTTTTTCGTAGATCCTTGTCCCAATATGAATCAGGTATGCTGCCACTGCTATACACGTTCCTGTGATCAACTCACCTTTTATGACCGAGATATCCTGCATCAGGACTTCCGTGGTGCCGATCTTGGCACACATCACGATTAAGTCTACAATAATGATCCCTTCCAATGCTCCCCGGAGCAGTCTCAGATTCCCTTTTATGCGACTATCACGTATTCTTTCCCTTTTTCTTCTGCCAGCCTCTCTGCTGTAGCCTTCGCTTCTGCGTAAGTCCCACGTTTGCAGGCCATTTCTCCGCTCTTCCATCTTATGATCCATATATGTTCTTCCTCTCTTCTCCCGATTCTCTGACTCATATCTCTAATAATCCATTTCCATTAATGCCGCCATGATTTTCTTTTCATCTTTCGCTTCCATCTCCTCTATAATATGCAGATATACCCTTTGCGTAATATCTGTAGTGGCATGTCCCAGTCTCTTTGATATACTTTGTGTTGACACACCTTTATACATCAAAATTGATGCATGGGTATGTCGCAGACAATGCATGGTAATTTCCGGGACTTGTGCCTGCCGGCATCGTCTCCGCAGATGATCATTTATTGTGGACGCATAAAATTTCTTTTTAAAGTCAAATACTCTCCCCAGCGGATCTTTTCCCTCCAGCAATGTCTTAAATTGCATGGCTGTCTTCCAGTCCATTTTGATTGTCCGCATGGAACTCCTGTTTTTTGTCTGTGCAAAGTCCTGAGTGTATTTGTAGTCAAATGACTTGTTGACCGTTACTGTCATGTTTATAAAATTGAAATCTTCCACTGTTAATCCGAGAATTTCTTCCAGCCTCATCCCGGTCTTTAAAGCAAACAGTATCATCCAGTCATAGCTTATCTCATCACTCTTTAGTTCTAAGGCATCGATCAATTTTTCAACCTCCGCTTCCGAAAGATACTTTCTTTTTTTCGGTCTCGGTTTTTTCCCTTTGATCGTCACTTTTCTTGTTGGATTTTTTGCTATGAGATCATCATCTACGGCATCCAATATTGCTGCCTTTATCATGTGGTGAAAATCTGTCACAGTCGCTTTTTCATGCACTTTGGCATATTCGTTTAATATCCTCTGGTACTCTCTTCTGTCCAAATCGTCAAGTAACAGATCCGGAACAATCTTTCTTACCCATGTAGCTGTATTGTGCCATTTCATGAGAGTAACATCTCTTACGGTACCTTCTTTGTACTGTCTTACCCACTCATCGAAGTAATCACAGAACCGTTCCTCCGTTTTTTTCTCCATCTTTCCTTACCTCTCTATATCAGCATCCCTTTTTGAGCCGGTGTATACATTACCCGCTCTTTCGGGTATCTCCTGCTGTCAAATGGCTCTATTAGCGTGTCGCCCTGTACCACCGTTGCTTTGATCCCCAGCAGGCTTAGCTGCACATACGTCATATACACACCTTTCCAGTCAAGATCCTGTGCTACTACTCTCATGCATCTTTGTGGGTTCACTCCACGCTGAAGCAGTATCTTCGCTACAGCTATGATCATGCCGCCTGCTCCTGTAGATGGTTCGTGAATAACCATTGGTTTTTCTTCACTTACTTCCTTCGGAATGGATGTGGCTGCCGTCAGCAGTGATACATGGAACGGGGTAAAAAACTGCCCGGTACTCTTCGCTCCCCAGTTTCCCGCCATAAACACGGCTCCCAACACGTCCTGTATCTCCTGATCTAGTGCTTCGATCAGCATTTCACTTAGCTCACTGAACCCTTCCATGGTCTCCCTGCCATGCTTTCTTGCGATATCCATATACTGGTCTTCCCTTGCCTGCCAGATTTTCCCACGGATCATATCCGTGGAATTACTGATGGATATCGCAAGTGCTTTCACCCAGTCCGAAAAAATATCGTATCCTGCATAAGTCCCGGACATGGACTCTATCTTTTTTGCTATCTTTTCTATCATTTTTCTATTGCATCCTTCATAAAGCGTTCTACAGCACGTTCCACAGCGGCATCCCACTCTTCCATCAGCCTGATCTCCATCTTCGGCCGGAACAGATCCGGATCTGTCATGATTTCGATCAGCTTTGCGGTCTGCTCCGCTGTAAAATCATATTTTTCGGCACGTACTGTCCTGACCACCGACTGCAGGTACAGTTTTTCACGGGTTTCCCTGTCTTCCACTTCCCGTACTTTCTGCATAATGTACCGGTGCATCCTTACTACAAAGGATGCAAACTCTTCATTGCTCATTTTTTTCATATAAATATCCTGTCTCCTCATAATTTCTCGATTGCAGCACCTGACGGTTGACCCGATCCGCAAATGCTTCCTTATCTTTCAGATCCTTTATTTCTATCTTTTTTCCATCAATTACCACCAAGCTCTTTACCGTCATTGCATCACCTCCGGTGCTTTGGTTCATCTTATGTGTTACGGTTTGTACTTGTTGCAGTGAATTTTCTTTATCTAGCTTCCTTTTCGTAATCTGTCAGATCTATCTCTTTTAACGAATCCACACATTTTTTACTATAAAACCAGTTCGTCCACGGACTTTTAGCCCAGTATCTAGCACTATACACATCAGCGTTCCAATCATATACTTTTTGATAAACCTCAACCTTGCTTTTGTCCTCGTATTCGCTGTCAATGCTTTCAACCTGCTTTATGATGGCCTCATACGCCATCCTATCTGCATGTATCTTTGCATCTACCCCGCTGTGACTGCATATTATCATTACAACGCAGCCTAGAAATACGATAGCTCCAATCGCTATACTGCACATGCCTATAGCCATCACGCCCTCATGGATAAAGTCATCTTTCCACTTTATTATTAACGCAATTCCTATTACCACCAATAAAAAACTACTTACTGTCCATATCACTTTTCCTCACCCCACCTTTTTCTCATCCAGCTCTGCACATAATGCAAAGCCTTTTACCAGTGCCAAAGCCTCCGGCTTTCTTTCTTTTGGAATTTTTTCAAGAATTTCTATCATTTCTTTTGCATCTTCTCTCTTTTTTTCAATGCTTTCTCTGTATCCTGTCATACCTCTCCTCACCTCTTTCTCTTGTTGACTTTTGTTTTTCTGTCTATTACTCTTTATATAGATATTTTTCGCTTATTTACGAAAGGAGACCATTATGAAACGTAACTATTTAGTACACCATTTAATTGACAACCAGGCATCAACATCAGAAGAAGCGATAGAATTTGCGAGTTCTTGTCCTTGTTGTGGTATCACCTTGCTTCCCACAGCTCTTCATGCTGTTTGCGTTGACCATGAGGATGAAGAGGAAAATGTTGTTTACCTTCTTAACCACTGTGAACATTGCAATGAGTGTTTTATTTCCACCCACCCATACGACACCGTTAATGATTACAGCTATTCTTTCCAAAGTAGTGCTCCTATAAAAGAAGTGAATTGTTCCTTTTCTCCCGCTATTTACAATCTTTCAAGTGACTTTGTAGAAATTTACAAGCAATCTTACCGAGCTGAATCTTTAGGGTTGGACAAAATTTGCGGAATGGGATACCGGAAAGCCATTGAGTTTTTGATCAAAGACTACATAATTTACAAGAACCCTTCTGTGGAAGATTCCGTTGTAAGACTTCAACTTATGCCATGTATCAAAAATTACATTCACGATGAACGTCTCGTTACCCTTGCTTGTGCGTCCGCTTGGATAGGCAATGATGAAACACATTATCAAAAGAGGCATTCCAGCTACACCCTTAACAACTTAAGAATTTTCATCAATGCCTTTGTCACATTTGTCGATGCTGACCTCGCTTATGAAGCTGCTAAGCAGCTTACTTCTGATTAGAGTTTTTAAGTCTTACATTTACATTTTCTACTCCATAAAGTGCTTCTGACAGAAGTTTTCCTTCTAAAGTCCAATATCTTGTCATCCTGCATATTGGACTTTCTTTTGTACCGGTTCCTTCTACAGTCTCTGTTCTAATCACCTGTACAACTTCTGCTTTCATTCTCACTGAGTTCATTTTTCTCGCCCTTCCTTTTTCTCTGAATCCTCTTTCTCCATTGCATCTCTTGCCTTAAGCACTTCCACGCTCCCTTTTACTACCAGGAGGCTTTCTTTATCCAAATGCTTCAGATTTTCCACAGTTTCTTCAATTAATTTTTTCTGCTCCTCACTCATCTTTCCTCACCTCGCTTTCTTGTTGATTCTAAAACAATTATATGTCGGTCAAAAACTTTTGTCAATAACTATTTTGTTGAAATTTTCAATATTTTCGTATTGCGTATTTTATTGCCGGATGTTATAATATGTCCAAACGAAGGGAGGTGCGAAATGAACGAACGTATCAAAGAACTCCGAAAAGTTCTGAAATTAACTCAACAGGAATTTGCCGAATCTATAAAGGTCAAGCGCAATACTGTGGCCACTTATGAAATGGGACGTAGTATTCCTAGCGATTCCGCAATTGCATTAATATGTAAAACGTTCAATGTGAACGAAGAATGGCTCCGATCTGGAGCGGGTGATATGTTCCTGGAACTTCCCGCAGAAGATGAAGAAGCCGCTTATGTATCTGAATTGCTTGAAGATGGCGAGAACGATTTATATAAGTTGATTAAGGAAATCATGCACACTTATCACGATCTCACTCCTAAGTCAAAGGAAGTGATCCGTGATTTCAGTGCAGCGTTGCGTGAGAACATAAAAAAAGGAAGCTAGTGCTTCCCTTTTCTTAAATGCCTTATTAAGATGGTGTAGAGTTGACGAAGAAATCTTTCATCTGAATCGTCAATCCTCTTCACCAGTTCAATAATAAATTGTTTAGATACTTTTTTCATATGTATTCCACCTCCAAGATTTCCTTTCACTTAATTAACAGCTCAGTAGCGGAAATCTTACGGAGATGGGAGGATTTGTCCACTATAGTGGACACTTATTTGTAATCCGATTCATACAGATCTGATATTTTACATTTCAGTCCTGCTGCCAGCTTCTCCAATGTGGCAAGAGTCGGATTAGAATTTTCATCCATGAGTTTCTGCACCGTCGATTTGGGTACACCTGACATCATGGACACCTGACGCACAGTTAAGTTTTTTTCATATATTATTTTTTCTATTAAGATTTTCATGTATTTAGTATTGGATTTTTTGAAGAAAAATATGTAAGACATTTTAATATGGATTATTATGCTATTTTTCTAATTAAAATAGGTGAAAAAGTAGCTTTTAACGGTTGTAATATTTTTTATAATATACTAATATATTTGTACAGAGAAAACCATATTGATTATGGTTGAAAAGCACTTGTACAAGTATTTGCACAGGTGCTTTTTGCTTTATATTTATTCACAATAAAAAACGTCCCTTCGCCAAAAGGAACGGTCAGACACAATATTCTTAAGGATGTGATAATGATGTTTTTCTTTTTTACCGATGATGAAGCTGATACTACTGTTCCGTTAGAAACTGAAACCAACTCAAAGCAGAAACAGCAAAATTACAGTGATTCCACTTTTGAATCTATTAAACATATTAATGACTACGGGCAGGAATTTTGGTATGCGAGAGAATTGCAAATTGCATTGGAATATAAACAATGGCGTAGGTTTTGTGGAGTTATTGATAAAGCCAAAGAAGCCTGTAAAAACAGTGGTTACACAATTTCTGACCATTTTGCCGACATTGGCAAAATGGTCGATATAGGTTCTAGTGCTCATCGAGAAATTCAAGATTTCGAACTTTCCCGATACGCTTGCTATCTCATTGTAATGAACGGAGACAGTTCCAAAGAAATCATTGCTCTTGGTCAGACCTATTTTGCTGTGAAAACTCGTCAACAGGAACTTATCGAAAACTTTGATGACCTCACTGAAGACAAAAAGCGATTAGCAATCCGAGGAGAAATGATTACGCATAATAAATCTCTTGCCGAAGCCGCAAAAATGGCAGGTATCAGTGATTCAAGAGATTATGCTATTTTCCAGAACTGTGGCTACCAAGGCTTATATGGCGGTCTTGGAGTAAAAGATATACATAAACGCAAGGGATTGAAAAAGAGCCAAAAAATTCTCGATCACATGGGTAGTACCGAATTAGCCGCTAATCTTTTCCGTGCCACACAGACTGATGAAAAACTCAGGCGTGAGCAAATACAGGGAAAGAAAGAGGCAAATCAAACTCACTATGAAGTTGGAAAAAAAGTACGACAAACCATTCAAGAGCTTGGTGGCACTATGCCTGAAGATCTTCCAACACCTACCAAAAGTATTAAGCAGATTGAAAAAGAACAGAAGAAATTACTAAATGATAATTAAAAAACCGCCCCTTCGCCAAAAGGGACGGCACCCAAAGAAGCACACGCCAATGTGCTTCTTTGGGTGACTCCGAAGAGATACAACTCAACCAATGAATATTGTATCATCTTCGGTCAGTCAGTGCAAGTGGAACGCACGTTCCTCGCTGGCTGTTATTTTTATACTTATTTTCACATAAAATAAAGAAGGTGATGTAACATGGAAACTAAATATGGATACGGTTATGTCCGGGTGTCCACAGATAAGCAGGAAGAACTTTCCCCCGACTCTCAGGCAAAACTACTGAAAGACTTCGCCCACAAGAATGGGATCATCATTTCAAAGATTTTCTATGAACTGGGTGTATCCGGTCGGAAAGCTGAAAAGCGTCCTGAGTTTCAGAAAATGATCGCAATGGCAAAATCATCCGATCATCCTGTAGATGCAATCCTTGTATGGAAGTTCAGTCGGTTTGCCCGGAATCAGGAAGAAAGTATCGTTTACAAGTCACTGCTCAAAAAGAAGCATAATGTGGATGTAATCAGTGTATCTGAGCCGTTGGTAGACGGTCCTTTCGGCAGTCTGATTGAGAGGATCATTGAATGGATGGACGAATATTACTCCGTCCGGCTCTCCGGGGAAGTGACCCGTGGCATGACGGAAAAGGCGAAGCGTGGTGGATACCAGGCACGTCCACCGCTTGGATACCGGATTGCGGAACGTGGAAAACCACCCGTGATCGTAGAGGAAGAAGCCGAAATCATTCGGATCATCTTTCAGAAGTACGCACTGGAAGGAATGGGAATGTTTGACATCGCCCGATACCTCAACCTGTGCGGATTTAAGACTTCCCATGGAAAAGAATTTGAGCGGAGATCTGTCGAATACATACTGGAGAATCCTACATACTGTGGCATGATCCGGTGGAACAGGACTGTGAATGAGACGAATGAGATCCGTCCTAAAGATGAATGGATCATTGCAGATGGTCAGCAGCCGGCTATTATCTCAAAAGAACTCTTTGACAGAGCTGCTGCCCGCCGTAATATGGAATACAAGCCAAGAGGAAGCCGTCCATCCTCTACATACAGACACTGGCTTTCAGGTTTGGTGAAATGCCCTGTATGCGGCAGAACCATGATCGCTAAAAAAATAGTAAACGGCAAGCGTACTTATTGTTACTTTGTATGCTATGGATACTCAAAAGGGAAATGCCTTGCAAAGAACTCCATCAGCTCACTGAAGCTTGCACCTGCAATATTGCAGTCCTTAAAAGATGTGCTGAATAATCAGCAGCTTTCTTTTCGATATATTCAGCCAGAGCCGGAAACTGCTCCCGACTTGTCAGACATACTGTTGGATCAGCTGAAGCGAATTGACGAGAAACTGGATCGAATCAAAGAAGCCTACCGGAATGGTGTGGACACACTGGAAGAATACAAAGAAAATAAAGCACTTGTTCAGAATGAAAAGCAGCTTCTTGAAAAGCAGCTCGCAGAACTTCCTGCACAGGATAGTGAATCTGATCAGGCTGAATCTGCTCTGTTAGACCGTGTCAAAAATGTTTATGAAATTGTAAATTCTGAGTCTGTGGATGATGTTACCAAAAATGAAATTCTGAAGAGCATTATTGAAAAAATTGTATACAACAAAGAAAAGGACACCCTTGAAGTGTATTACTACTACAAGCCGCAAACCCAGTAA